ATTTTGGGACAACTATCTCCAGAGGTAAACAAAAGAGATGGTAAGTATGTCGAGGGCGCAGAGCCAGGCAAAATCATAAACACTGTCACCAATGCATTGTATGATTCGATCAATGTCGTACCATGTCATTACAAGAGACAGTACATTGAATGGCAAGACAGAGGTACATCAACAGGTGCTCCTGTTGCGATACACGATGCAGATAGTGATATCATCAGCCAGACAACTAGAGGTAAAGATTATAAGGACAGATTACCAAACGGTAATTATCTTGATAACACCGCTAGTCATTTTGTACTTGTAGTCGGTGACAACCCAGAGACAGCATTGATATCTATGAAGTCTACTCAATTAAAAGTTAGTAGAAAATGGAACTCAATGATGATGGGTTTAAAGATGCAGGGTAAAAACGGTTTGTTTACACCGCCAACTTACAGCCACATTTATAAACTATCAACTGTTCAGATGTCTAACGACAAAGGAACATGGTTTGGTTGGGATGTATCAAAGGTTGGGCCAGTTACAGATAAAGGTATCTATGACATGGCAAAATCTTTTGCAGATTCTGTAGGTAAGGGTGAGATAGAAGCAAAACCTGAAACTCAAGAACAAACTAAAAAATCTTTAAATTTATAAGATCCTAGGTAGTGGGCGTCGAAGCGAGAGTGGAAACGCCCACTTTTAATTTATGAATGAAAAGATAATCAAAGCACCGGTTACGTATGAAGATTGGATAGATCTGGGACGGGTGATTATACCCTGCGATACAAAGCAGGCTGTGGTCGAGAAGTGGTCCGATCCAGATTTTAAGATTACGAAAGAAGAATGGAGAATAGAACACGCAACAAAACAGATAGGACTCAGACTCGATCAGTACATAGATTTTGATATTGATAATCCTGTCGTTAAAAGATTTACAAGTGACCACATAAAATCATGTGGTGCAATATTTGGTAGAAGAAACAATCCATCAAGTCATTATCTTTGGTCTGGCACATCAGACTATAAGAAGTTTGCATTACCAAAAGAATTAGAAAATTATTATAAAGACTATGGTCATGGCGCAACTCTTTGCGAGATAAGACACGGGGCAAATAAATATACATTAGTTCCAGAGACAAAATACCATACAACAAACGAGATCGTTAAGTGGGTTAAGTATGATGGTATTGATGAGTATCCAGGTAATCTAAAAGTTGATCTAGGTAAGATCGCCTTAGCTGCAGCCCTTTGCATTACATATGCAGGTTCTGGACAGAGAGATGATTACTGCACAGCAATGGCAGGTGTTTTACTAAAACACACAGAGTGGAGCGTAGATGACATAGATGATTTTGTTTACAAGATAGCAGTAGCAGCAAAAGATGAAGAGGCAGAAAAAAGAAAAAGAAAAGGCACAACACATAAAAAAGCAAATAGAAAATTCGGTATGCCAAAACTTGCAGAGATTATTGGGTGCTCTACAAAAACAATTGCAACACTATTTAGTTGGATTGGTGTACAGGAGGCTACAAGCGAGGAAGCAAAACAATCTATCGGACAGATAATAGAATATGGCAGTGATAGATATTTTGTAAAAATAAATGCTGTAGTGCAGGGCGAGGCCGTCGAAAAAACAATAACAGTAGACGGTCCTACGCTTCGTAATAAAAAATTATTTTACGATGCTGTAATTAGTAAAGCATCTGTTTGGATACCAGAGATGAAAGCTGCTGACTTTGAAGAGATTATGCGTAGAAAGTATGAGGCAAGAGAAAAGTCTACAAACTATGTTGAGGAGGCGGAGGAGGATTTAAGATTTGTAAAACATTTTAAAAATTATATTTCAGAGCAAAAAGCATACACAAACAAAAAAGAATTAGCATATTTTGGCATGCCTTATTACAACGCACAAAAAAATATATTAGAGTTTAGTCTTGATAAATTTGAAGACTACTTACACAAACAAAAAATAAACTTACCACGTGTAGATCTTGTAATAAAATGTCAGAATATATTAAAAGCAAAAAAGAATCACGGTAAGTTTGGCACAAAATCTTGTGTGTCATGGCGTTTAATTAATCAAAAATTAGATAAGGAAGACTTAATAATAGAAGGTGAATATCAAGAGGTGATAGATGAAGCAACCTAAGTTTATATCAGGACCACCAGGAACGGGTAAGACATCAATGTTTATCACACAGAAATATACAGAGTTATTAAAAAAATATCCATACAGCAGAATAATAATACTATCACACACAAATGTTGCAGCTGATGAGATAAGAGATGAGATACTTAAACTACCAGAGATGCAGGGTGTTACAAAGAAATCTATGAAATATAATATCTGCACGATACACTCGTATTGTAAAAGTAGATTGGTTGGACGTAAAGAAGTGTTTAGTTATGAAGACCATATGAATCTAACGACCATGGATTCTCTATTTAAATTACAGAGAGTGACAGAGTCAGAGTTTAATGCTGACAAACATAAATTTTACAGGTACCTGGCTGATGCACACGGCAGAGGCAATACAATAAAAGAACACTGGAAGACATGTGATAAGGAGATCTATAAGCCCTATAGTTTAAATTCAATAGAAGACATGGTGGAACATTATACTAAATATAAAAAAGATAATCACGTCTGTGATTATGCAGATATGATACAGGAATTTATTGACAAGGCTATCGAGCCAGACATAGATGCGTTGATAGTTGATGAGGCACAGGACAGTAACGTGCCACAGAGAGAAGCTTTAGATAAGATGGCAACAAAAGCAAAAGAATATTATTTTGTTGGTGATGCTGATCAAACTATCTTTGAGTTTGCAGGATCAGACGCAGATTATTATCACAGACTATCAAGAGATGCAGAACAATTAGAACAAGGTCACAGATGTGGCAAGACTATAAACACTCTTTGTAAAAGAATTATCAAACCTATTTGGGACCATTATGGATATGCAAGAACCTGGAGATCAACAGACGTGATTGGTAACCATTATTATTTACCAAGTCTGGATAAAAGATGTAGTGCTATGACTGCTCTGTTAGAGAAAATAAAACATACCGACGAGACTTTTTTATTTACCTATCGTGGCACGCCGTCAGATTCATGGGTCAAAAAATTTTTTAAACAACAGGGTATAGAGTTTGCACATGTAGGAAACACGGCTCACGTACCAAAGAAAGAATTACGATGCCACAAACTATGGCCAGATTTCTGTAAAGGTACACCCATGCCACTAAAACAGATAAAAGATTTTTGGCAATATATGGGCAGCAAGGTGATTGTTCATGGCAGGGGTGAGGAGAGTTTTGATGAGTGGGTTGATAGAGAATATACAATTGATTACATGATATATCACAAGTATCTAAAAGAAAACGCAGGCAAGGAAAGAGACTTCGCATTGATAAGAAAGAAGACAGACCCTGATAGATTAATCTACATTAGAAAGATTCTAAACAAGGGATATGACGACGGAGAAGTGAGAGTAAAATACGCAAACATACATACTGTAAAAGGTTTAACGTTTGATAATGTTGTTGTTGATCTGACAGCAACAAGACAAGAAGATTATTTTACACAACTCAGATTAAAATATGTTGCGTATAGTCGAGGCAAGTTTGATTGTTGGACTATTGCATCACAAGGTAAATACACGTTAGGAGTAAGATGACACACAAAAATATATTTAAAGGATCAACATATAAATCATTACAAGAGCAGGTAGGCGGAAAACATTATTCTTCCATGAAGATTCAACCGGCAGAGTTTATCAACGAAAATAAACTCTTGTTTGCAGAGGGGAATGCTATAAAATACATTTGCAGACACTCTGTAAAAGGAAAGGAACAAGACATAAGAAAAGCAATACATTATTTAGAGATGATACTGGAGAGAGATTATAATGTGTAACACACCAGAGGATTTAGATCTTAATGGTATAGACACGGTTGCGATAGATATCGAAACCTACGATCCTAATCTTAAAACAAAAGGATCTGGTGCGATACGCAAAGATGGTTTTATTTGTGGTATAGCAATCGCAACAGACAATGACCTCGCATACTTCCCTCTACGTCACTCTGACACTGACATAGCTTATGACAGAATTGATAAGATATGGCAGGTATTAAACGAAAAAATATTTCAAAACGAGAAGATCACAAAAGTATTTCACAATGCGATGTATGATGTCTGTTGGATTAGAGCTGTAACAGGCATGATGATCAAAGGTAGAATTGTTGACACAATGATAGCTGCATCTGTTATAGATGAGAACAGATTTAAATACTCACTAGACGCACTATCAAAAGATTATCTTAACGAAGAGAAATACAAATACGATTTACAACAGAAAACTTTAGAATGGTCTGGTGGCACAGTCAAGGACCCGATGACTAACATGCATAAACTTCCTGCATCTATTGTAAAAGAGTATGCAAAACAGGATGTAAACCTGACTTACAAGTTATGGAAACTATTTAATAAAAAAATTGACGAAGTATTATACACTAAAGATGATGGAGAACAAAAAACTTGTCGACAAATATTTGAATTAGAAACAAAATTATTTTTATGTTTGGTTGACATGAAATTCAAAGGCGTTAGAATAGATCGGTCAAAAGCCATCCTGTTTGGAAGACATCTCAAGAAACGTAGAGATCAGATAATAAAAGCAATAGAGAGTATCACAACAATCAAAGTTGACATCTGGGCTGCA